CGCCCACGCGGGCAGCGAGAGTGTTTGGGTAGTGGAAGGGTAACAAGGCCAAGAGTTGAGTTCTTGGCATTCGATAAACGTGCGGAGCTGCTCGTCGATAATGGAGTTACCAAGATCGATGGCCTGCTGGTCGAGTTCGTAGCAGCAGACTCCGTAGGGTGCTTCCTTCTCGACTGCGATGAAGATGAACCGGTTGATGCCGGTGATGCGTTGATACCAAGCGGCTTGAACGTGGTACCGAAACTGGGCGCAAGACTTGGCAAAGGCCGCGGGTGAAGCGTCCTGGGTGGTCTTGAGGTCGATGATGTAATCCTTGCCGATCCCATCGATACGGGCTTTGACCTCGATGCCGGACCACTCGGCGAAGTAGGAGACCTCGGTCTTGATTCCATCCAGTAGGCCAGCGGCAGCGGGATGAGCGTGAACCGCATCGGCTGCTCCGGTGAGGTTGTTCCACTGATCTTGAGGCAGCGGGATCTGTCCGTTGTCGATGATCAGTTGGAAGTCCTCCTTACCCTGCTTGGTGCGACGATCCCCGGTGAACATCCTGTAGGTCAGGATAAATCGTTCCGGCTCCAAGACGGCGCAATGGGCGGCGGTACCGAACTCCAGCGCGGGACTGGATTCGTTGCGGGTCTTTCCATCCTGCCAAGAGCGGAAGTGCGCGGGCGACTTGCGGAACTGATCGAGACCGGACTTCGAGAGTGCCTTCGCCTCGTGGTAATCCGAAGCCGGCATGTCGTACATGATATCAACCATTGGAAACCTCCGTGGTGGCGATCTCAGGGGTGACGATGACGGCGAGCTTGCTGAGGATGAGGTCCGGCTTGGAGATGTACTTAGATGCGACCGCATCGGGGAGATCGCGGAAGGTCTGGCCCTCCTGAATGCGACCGGCTTTGAGGAGCAGGGCGTTGACCTCTTGCTCGCGATCCTCGAACAGGGCTTCGAGCTTGGCGGTGATGTCGAAGCTCTTGGTGGGAGCTACCGATACCTCGGTGAGAGCGGGGGTAAACTCCTCGGTCTCTTCAGGTGTGTAGATGCCGGCCACAACCTCTGGGGCGAGCATGCGAACCGCTTTGCTGATACAACGAGCGCGGAGCATTGCGGATGGATCCTTGGCCCACCCAGACCCCGGCTTGGCGGGCAATAGACCAGCCATCTTAGCGTCCTCGGTGGTGAATGAGATCTCGCAAGCGTTGCCATCATAGGTCCAGAGGGCGATGGCGGCGCGGGAGTCGAACTGCTTCCAGAGGATCTTACCTCCGCGGGCACGGTAACCGGCGAGCATGGCATCGGAGCGCATGCTGAGGGATCCGTTGATGATGTGGTACTCGCGCTTGAAATCGAACGGGGTCTTCTTCTCGGCGGCGCACTGCCACGCGATGAGTTTACCTTGTTCGACCTTGGTGCATCCCAGCATTCCGCTGGCTGCGATCCACTCGCCCATCTTCTCGATGGCTGAGATTGGATCCTGTATTTTGCTGTACATCTCGGAGTTATCCGAGGGTGTTGTCGTTGCGATTGAGTTGTTCATTGTGGGTTTTGTCTGAGGAGTTCCTCGATTACATCGGAGCGGACACGGATGGTGCGCTTCGTCGCCTTCATGGCTGGAAGTTTTCCTGACCGGATCCACCGACGCACCGTCTCGGGATGAGTCCCGAGAGCCGAAGCAATCTCCTGGACGGTTAGAAGTTTTACGCTCACGCAAGCCAAAGTAGCAGCGTGTTGCAAACTGTCGAGAGTTTTCTTTCGGAAAGTTTACTCGGAGCGGTCTTCGCTCGCGTATCGCCGAAGGAGTTCTATCTGTTGAGGAGTAGGTTTTTCAGCGATTTTCTGGAGAAAATTCATGAAATCTTGCCGCTTTCTTAATCCAGAAACCCCAGCTCCTTTGGCAAACACCTTGGCTACGACATTGTATCCTAAGGCCGCTGCCGCATTTCCCAACATGTTCTGAACGCCCTGTTTGACGTCTCCTGAAGCGATTTGAACAGGGCCTTGCGTAACTGATCGACCAACACGTTCCAATGCCGCTCCTCGGACTGTAGAACCGGCCATCCCGGCAGCTTGACGGGCTTCTTCGATCACGCGGAATCCCGGGATAAACGTGGAATCAATTTGCTTCATCAGGTTTTTGCCGATGATCAACTCAACATTGGCCCGCATGGCTGGATCGGAAAGCTCGGTCAATGATCCAAGATTTGCAACGCGGCCCTCGGAACTTGCCTTGAGCAACAAATCCTCGATTTCGCGAGCGCGAATATTGAGAATCGTTTCACCAGCCTTTTTGGAACCTGCAGCAGCTTGTTTTTCAAGGGAACGAAGCACTGAATCCACAGTGGCAAGGTCTGGAAGCATTTTGACCGCCCTGGATGCTACAGCGAATCCTGCGGGAGTACCGGTCTTTAAAAGTGAAAGGACCGCTTCTGGACCCTTTTGTTGGGCGGGATCGAGATTCTGGATATACTGGACAAACCGATTGAGTTCGCTGCGAGTTCCGAATCCAAGTTTCTGAAGCCCATTCCCACCTTGTTGAGCGATGTTGTTTAGATCGCCAGCCAAAGTCATCAGATCGAGCTGGCCAGTTGCCTTGTCGATTGATCTGTCAACGATGCCTGATCGGATGTCGTCGATGATCGGTTGCATGCTCGGAGCATTGGCAACCTTGCGATTCTGAAGGGTCTCAACCAATGACTCCAAGTTTGCGAACTCTGGAGCCATCACGCCTTGAGCTTTGACGCCACCAACAGCAGCTTGGCCCATCTGGCCGCGCTCCATAGTCTCCGGTGCAAATGCACGTTTGACACCGAAAACGTCCAGCTTGGGCCTTGTGGCTCCATAGAACTCCTCTCCAGCTTTGATCGAGTCGGCCACATCCTGACCAAGCGTCTTGGGAGCTTGATCCGTAACAGTGTCTGTAAGACTTCCTGCAAGCTTGCGGATTTCGGCTTGAGCCTTATCTCCAATGGCTTCTCCAGAATAATCAGCAAAGTCGTACAGCTCATCTCGAATACCCTGAATTTCTTTGAACGTAGCGAGTTGAGGAGTGGAAACGGTTAGGGGAGCAGTTGGATCAGGAGAATACGGTGCAGCGACCGTCTTCTTTCTTCCAAGTATTTCGCGAACGTCAGCCAAAGTAGACGTTGAGATGTCGGGTATCCTGCGAAGGATTTCGTTGGCCCGATCAGCAAATGACGATTGATTTCCAACCCCGGCAAAAAGGTCAAATGCGGGAATGTCCTCAGAAGCATTTGCAGGCCCATACAAGCGACGAGCCTCAGTGCGGATTGATTCTTTGGCCTGATTTGCAACACTCTCAATTCTCTTGCCTGCCGAAACCACTTGATAGGGACCAACAGCACCAGTCCTGATTCCACCCTTGAGTGTTTCCATCTCAACGGATTTTTGGAACGACTGTTGAGCCTCAGCAAGAGCGTCTTGAGCAATGCTTTTCTGAGCTGCTGAACGAGCGTTTTCAACGGCAGCAAACGCCGAATTTACGTTTTGAGCTTCGTTTGCAAGCCGCGCACCTGTCTCCGGTCCAAGATCTCCAATCGTGCTGGAAATTCGGTTTACAAGATTGGGATAGTTTTCAGCAGGTGTGCCCATGACACCTTGGACAGCTCTAGCGATTGCTTCAGATTGATTTTGAAGCTGTTTGCTAAGTTCTTGGCTACCAGTCTGTGATGCAACGCGAGCTTCGAGACCTGCAAATATTGGGAATGCCTGACCAACAGTGGCTTCAACTCCAGGTCCAACATTAGGAAGCCTGGAACCCATGTATTCAACAAGTCCGCTGCGATCAATTCCACCTTGCAAAAAGTCGCTCATTCCGCCAGCGATTTTGCCGGCAGTTCCAAGTGCGCCTACAGCACCTGCTTGAATTCCAGCCTCTTTGAGCGGACCTTTTCCTTCCGCCAATCCTCCCAAACCTCCAGCAAGACCCGCAGCACCAACCGTTTTAGTTAATGCAAGTGGAACCTTGTTGAACACCGGTGCTGCACCGCGGATAGTTGCACCGAGGATTTCTCCTGGACGGTACTCTTTCCCTTCAAGCTGCTTTTCCATTACCTGCGCTCCAGCCTCGCCAACCAAGGATGAACCAGCTCCAGCGGCCATCATCGCTGGTATTCCTAAACCTCCACTTGCAAGGCCAACACCCAAAGGAATTCCGTATCTAACCGCTCCAGTTGCTAAATCCCTGCCGGTTTCTGGATCTTGAAGAGGAGGGCCAGTAAAACCGCCACCACCAGCTCGTGCCGCAGCGGTAGCCATTGCAATCCTACGCTGATCATCTTGCTCGCTCGTGAAAGATTCAGACTCTAACTTAGCCAGCTCTTTTTCAATCTCAGCCATGCGGGCTAAAGCAGCCTCACGAGTGGGTCTATTTTCCATTGTGATTATCGGGTTGTAGAAGGTGCGTTAGTGAGAGCAGAGCGAAGAGCGTTTAACTCTCCTCGAAGATCTTGAATTCTACTGTCTTTGTTTTTGGATGTGCCCTGTTTCCCTCCAAAGTTGAGACTCTCACGAGTTTTTAGCCAAGAATTACGGGCCTCTTGTGTGCGCTTCTCAAGAGATTCAGGAACTTGAATTCCAAATGATTTAAAGTCTTCTTGAACAACATCTCGGCTAAACACGCCATCCAAGAATCCGATCATTCGAGGCAGGAAGTTCGCAGAGTTAGGATCACCGAACTGAGAACGCGCTGAAAATAGCTCAGGTCCAGTAAGCGAAGCACCGAACAGATCTTTTCGTGTCCCAGCAACAATTTGTTCAAATTGCTGAACAACGTCGTTTAGCAGAGCAACCTTTGGATCCTCAGAACCATATTTATTGCTAACACCTCGAAGCCAACTTGTGAATCCATTGAAGTTCTGCTGAGAGACTTTTGAGAGGTCATCGCTCTTGGCCAACTCAGAAATATTTCCAGCAAGTGTCTGAGCCTTAGAAAGCAAACCAGTATATTTTGTGAGTTGTTCCCGTTCCTTGGGTGTTGCGACGCTCGTAACTCCAGCGATATCTCGGTTACGAGCATCTTTCTGAGCATCCAAAGGAAGAGCATAGAACATCTCCTGCAACTTGGATTGATCAAGGGTTTCTTTTCGAGCTTCCTGCATGAATCCACGAACAGCGTTTTGTTCGGCCTGCTCACGTTTCTGAAACGCAAACACGCGCTGGCTCTCGGCATACTGTTTGGAAGCAGGCTCTTCCTCCGCAATAGCCTGAGCAGGCGTCATCTTGGACACATCCATTGGTGACGGATAAGCACCGGAGGATTGCAGCCTCCTCAAACCGGCTTTAGCAATTTCTCCGCGTTGCTCAAACGGAATACTCGACTGCATCTTAATATCTTCAGTGCGTCGAAGAGCCTCAAGTTGACCGGCGGTTGCTCCATCAGGAATATTTATTCCTCGCCCTTCAAGGAACTGACGATTTTCTTCTGCTGCTATATCCCTTCTTTGTTTAAGCCCAGCACCTTGTTGAGCCAATTCAGCTTGAGCTTGGCCCGCTGCAATGTTGAACGCGGGATCAGCTTGAGACTGCATTGGCCCCATTGATTGTCCATAGCCGAACAGCTTCCCTTCAGTGGCAGCGATTTGCCTACGAAGAGACTTGTTCCTAAAGTCGGCCATCTTCTCTTCAAGGGTTGCTCCGGTAGGAGCCTCAATCCCCTGCTGAAGCGCATTGATCATCAACTGACGATCAAGCATCCGCTGCTCGTCCCGCTTACCAAACTCCTCTTGGAGCAACGCCTGACGCGCACGAGCCGCTTCCTGACCGCGTTGAGTGCTTCCAGTCACTGCGCCGGCAAGACCGCCAGTCAGGACGTTGAAGATGTTGGAAGCGACACCAGGGCGGTATTTCGCCTGAGCCTCGATGTCGGCGGGATCGGGATAGTTGTAGTTCGTAGCCATAGGTTAGTAGCCTCCAGCGAAAGTGTTTTTCTTGCGAAGTGTTCCGGTGGGAACGGGTGTTGGTGCCATGCTGCGATCGGGATTCATTTCGCTCCCAACAGGTTCTTGTACTGGACCCATTCTGTATTGATTCATTCGATCCTCCATCCGCCTCTGAAGTTCTTCATCTCTAATCTGCTTCATGGCCATAGTCCGTTGTTCGAGCTTGTCGTTCATGCCACTGGCCTGCCCATAGATACCTCCAGTCAGCAAATTGCCAAGACGTTCCATGATGGATGGATCGTACTTCGCAGCCTCGCGCACCAACTCGGGGTTGACGCGGAATGCTTCGGCCTCAGCAAGTTGTTGCTGCTGAAGCTCTTTGTCGCGCCCGCTGAGGTTGTTGTACAAACCACCTGTAGCAAAATTCGCGGCGTTCTGTAGGAAGTTTTCTAAAGCCATAGTGTTAGTACATCAAAGATCTTCCCGCGCTACGTCCACGAATCACCCTCATCGCCGCTGCGAGGATCTCATCGGGGTCATAGTTGATATCTTGAGAGTATCCAGGAGCAAGCAGTCCTGCTTCCCTACGAGCGGGAATCGGAACTTCCGTTGGCATCTTAAATGGAATTATACGCCCAGGATTACGAACTGTATCAGTATACTTTGGAGGTTCCGGAAGATTAAGATTAGGTTTAGGAATAGAAACAACTGGTCTTGGTTTAACAATGGTAGGTAAACCAGGAGTAGAAGGTATTTCTGGAATTGTTCCTTTAATCTCTTCTTGAGGAGGTACCGGAGGCGTTGGCGTTTGCCCTCCAAGCATTTGCTCAATCTCTTCTGGATTGAGATATTTTACATTCTCATCTTCTTTAGGAGGAGCAGGTTTATCAGGTTTTGGGATGTAACGATCAACCCACTTCCATTGATCGTAGTCCATAACAGGGTCCAGCATTCCAGGAGGAATGGGAGGAAGGCCCAACCTTGGAGGGTTTGGAAGAACTCGCGGTTCTACAAAGTCAGGATTTGGAACAACTTCAATAGGCAACCCGGTGTTTGGGTTGTTTATTGTTGTTGCGCTTGTACTTGCGCTTAATTGTTCTGCTTCAGGATTTAGCTGCTCTTGATTTAAAGTCTGAGGATTACTCAGATCTGGATCCGAGTAGTAACTCATCGGATCCACAGGAGGTTGAGCGTATCCAGATTGAGTTACTGGACCGAATTTACTGGCTGGAGATACTTGAACAGCCGTAGGAGCGGCCATTGGAGTAAACACTGGAGCAGAAGGTTCCTGATATGAACCGGGTGTAAATTCAACGGGAGCTTGAAGGCTCTCCAGAGCCATGAGGTACTTCTCAAACGGAGATATTTCTAAGCGTTGAGATGGTGGAGCAGCCTCGTTTTCAAATGGAGGATTTGATCCTGTGACATGGTACCTTTGCTCAGTTAAAGGATCGAGCGGAGTTCCAATGTTATTGAAAAACTCAAACGAATTTGGAATCTCGTTTGCCATAGGTTAAACCTTTGGAACCAAGCTGTTGATTCGAGCTATCATCCAGTTGGCCACAAGCTTCTTGACCTTTGGTTTGTTCTTGAGCCACTTCGCGAACTTCTCGGCGTTGCTGTCGTAGAAGCTCTTGAACCACTTGGGTCCAACGAGTTCCTTCCAGAAGTAGAACGCCTCCCACTGATCGGGGATACACTCGCGAGCGACGTAGCAGCCGACACCGGCTCCGAGTGCGCCGATCGCCCCGGTGACACCCTTGAGAATCGAAAGAGGAGATCCGGCTTGAGAAGCTTGAAAAGCATTCTGAGCGTTCTGAAGAGCGAAGCTAGATCCAGTCTGGAGCAACTGACCTGGTCCTGCTTGCTGCATACCTTGGATGTATTGAGGCGGAGCAAACGGAGAAGCTCCCTGCTGGAGGTTACCAAGCTGGGAGGCTTGAGAAACGATCGGCTGGAGTCCCAAGGCGGACTGGATATTCGCAATGTTCTGCTGCTGGGTACCCTGACGTTGCTGTTGCGAAGCCATCTGGCCTGCAAAGCTCTGCTGCATAGCAGTGTTCCGCTGGCCGGTGGCCGCAAGAATGTTCTGGAAAGCTTCCTGAGCTTGGCGATTGGCGACATCGCTGCTGGTCTGACCGCTCTGAAGTAGACCAATAGCTTGCTGCCGGCGTTGGACATCGGCGTTAGAGATGGCCTCGTTTACGGCGCGGGCTTCGCGGAATGCCGAGAGGTTACCAAGGAGATTGCCAGTAGAAGTTCCACGAGCGCGAGCAGCTTGTTCCGCACCTCGGATCATGGCTGGATCAAGCGTACCGGCTTGAGCGAGACCAGAACTAATTTGCCGTTCAAGGTTGCTACGGATTCTTGCAGCCTCACCAGTGTCTTGAGGACCACCCGGCATGCCTACGCGCTCGTAGGAAGGGGACTCAATCGTGTCTTCGGGAATCTGATTAGTTCCGGTTTTTAAATCCTGAAGAAAGTTTTCGTAAAGTGCGTAGCGTTTAGGATCAAGAGTCTCAAGCTCGTTCTTACGCTGCTGGGCAAACTGAGTGCCATACTTTTGAGCTACAGCAAGTTGAGCTGCGGCCTGTGGATCAGCCAACTCATTGGATGCTTGAGCAATTTGTCGCGTTAGATCGACATCTCCCTGACCGGAGAAATCGTATTCGCGAATTATAGTCTTACCGGTTTTTGGATCAACGCGAGGATTCCCATCTTTATCGAGCAACACATACGATCCCGCTTGTCCAAGTCGAGAAGCCGCTTCCAACTCTCGAATAATAGGGAAGGTTTCCGCTTGGGCATAAACTGCCTCGCGGTTCGCCGCTGCCATGTCTGGTGCTTTATATGATCCGCCCATAAGAAATCCTCTTGTTCATCAGCAGTTTGAAGTACCTGTCAAAATCGTACAAACGGTTAATGCCTTTTCTAAAACCACCCAGCTTGGTGACGTTTTTAGAGCATAACCGCATCATGGCCAACCAAAGGGTTTGAACCGCATGCGGTTCAGTGCCAATGGCAATCTCGATCCACGCGATGTGACCGTCTGGGAAGTTGTTGTTGAGATCCTCGGATTCCTCAATGGAGTTCAGGAACCGAACAGCCCCCACCCCGACGCACTTTCCTTCCTCGTTCTTCACAATGCCAATCAGCTTCTTGGCGTTGAAGATCCCAATCCAGTTGAGGATCTGATCCTCAGTCCATGACGAGCAGGTTGGCCAATGCTCTCGCAGTAGCTTGGCCGCTTCGATGTTTGTTGGATGTGCGGTCATTGCTGAGGACGCACAGAATCAACGAATCCGGAGAGAATGGTGGATTGCAGAGACAAGCGACCAGCGTCTGCGGTTACCTTGAATTGCAAAGTATTCCAGCGGCCTTGGCTTATCAGGTTGTAAGCCTTCAGGAACTTCTGGCTTGAGGTGATTGCCAACGCGGAATCGAGCGTAACGAATGTGTCCGACATATCCTTGGCCAACGACACTGCGGCGGTCGTGGTCGCTGTGGTGTACGGGTTGTCAAAGGCGAACTGAACGCTGTACCCGATCTTGTCGGGGATAGGTTCGTTGAGGTTGTAAGCCTTGGTGATCACCGTGGATTCGTAATTCGCACCCCCATCGGTGTATGCGGAGCTTGAGACCGGATTCAGTCGGCTGTTCGGGAGGTAATCGTTGAATGACCAGACCTGGCCCGCTCCCGCTGATACCGAGACGATATCGCCGGCAAACATGAGGACGGGTCCAAATGTTGAGAACGAGGTTGGAATGAAGTCGTTTACGATCCAGTTGTCCCAGTAACCAAGCCAAGAGCGGGCCAATGAGTGGTAGACGATGACCGCGTTGTTCTCGTTGAGCGCACCTTCGAGGGCGATATCGAGGCTGTTCTCGGTCAGGAGCGCGTACTCGCTTTCGATTCCAAGGATCGCTGGTTCATCGGCAACAAACGGAACCGCCAACAGATAGCGGTTGTTCCAGAATACACCGTCGCAGAGGTCGAGCTTGGTCTTGTCGATGCGACTGATGAGGTCGTTGATCGGGCTGGAGAGCGCGAGACCTACGCTAGTCTGGGTACCAGCTTGGATCTGCTGGAGAGATCGGATGCCGTCGCGGGAGAAGAAGAATACGTCAGGACCAACCGCGGTGATGGACCGGTGCGATGAGCATCCGATATTGCCGCTGATGAGTGAAATGGTCCAATCGGCAGCATCCTGCGTAGGATCGGCATTTACGCTCCAAATAGAGCGTTCCTTGAAGACGATGAGTTGATAACCGAACCAAGAGTAGAGGCCCTTGATGGGATCGCCATCGCCACCGATCCGAAGAGACCCGAGAGGATCCCAGGATTCTCCATCGAGGATATCCGAGAAGTAGAGGGTATCGGGCTGGATGGATGTATCCGCGGAAACTGCGAACAACCGATTGGTATGGGTGGTAAGAAAGATCGGTTTGGCAGGAGGCGTGAGCGATACAAAGGCTTTGGCGTGAGATTGATTTGCTGGCGAAACACTAACGGTTGGAGCGGTGACATAACCGCTGCCGGGATTGGTGATCGTTATGAATACGAGATTACCATCGTTAGCAACAACCGCAGTGGCCGTAGCCGTGATGCCGCTGGGAGGCGCGGAGATGGTTATTGTGGGGACAGAGTTATGACCGGACCCCTGATTGATTACATCGATGCGGCTGATCTTGCCGGCTGTGGTCGAGTTGTTGAGGTTCGCGCTTGAGACGTACTTCAGCGTTCCGAGACCGTCCGAATAAAACAATTTGTCATTTAATTGCGCAAAATAGACGTAGGAAGCGGAAGCGTTGAGCGTTGAACCCGAAATCAGGTTGTAGGAAACGCCGGGTGATCCGAAGTAGAGGCTCTTGGTAGAGGTGCTAAGGTCATTAACAGCGATGACGAGGCGTTCGGATGCGGCTGTATCGAAGTAAAAACCGGACAATACCGTCGCGTTGATGGGGAGATTGCTGCCGAAGTTGGAAGTCGTTGACTCCCAGTTTGTGATGATGTCTTCCCAGTTGGCCGCGATGCTGTTGCCTGCCAGTGAAACGGCTCCTAGACGGGTGACGAGATTGCCGAAGTCGTCATAATCCATGTTGATGGCCGATTCCATGCTGGTTGCAGGAATGCCATCGGGACGAGTGGCTGAAATTACGCCGGTCGAAAACCCAGTGCTTCCATCCAGAAGCATCTGGTCATCGAGAGCATCTGAGGATTGGAATGGCATGGCGGATTACAGGATGTCTTGGAACGTGTAATCGTACAAGCTATCTGGGATGATGCGGCTGATTTGCTGTTGTTGGCCGCGTTCCATGTCTTTCATGATGGAGACCTGAGCGGCTCCCTCTTGGAACTTGGCTTGGGCTTTACCGTACTGCCGAGAGTATTCGAGGAGATCGCCTTCGGTGTAGGCCATTAGAGCGTTCTCTACGCCTCGCAACTCAAAGTTGGTATCGTTGGAGATGGTGACCGCCTCACCGAACTGCCGCATCTGCGACTGTTTCTTGGCAAGGATGAACAGGGTGCCATCGGCATTGGGAGTGGGAACGAGCTTGATACGGGGAACACCGGCCTGTCCGTAGGCTGTTCCAATGAGCCGAGTCCAGTTAACGAAGTTGCCGGGGGTGGCTTTACGGCTATCGACGTTGTTCCAGGTATTGGGATCGAGCTGGAAGAACGAG